ACAAGGAAGTTCAAAAATGGATGGACGAAGGAACGGGCGGATTGTTCAAGAAAAATGGATTGGACAAAGCCAGAGTTGTAAAGGAAGGTCCAGCTAAAGAACGCGGAGATCTAGATGCACAAATCAAAGCATCCCAAGACAGAATAGAAAAGCTTCGTCAGCAATATGCCTCACAGGTAAAGGAATATAACGACAGAGTAGCCTCTATTGAAAGCAGAAGTAAAAACCAAAGAGGCGATATAGACGCCAGCATAAAGAAGTTGGAAAAAGAAAACGAGGATACGTTAGCTTCTATAGATTTATACAACAAAGAGTCCGATGCAAAAATAGCGGCGCTAAATGGAAAAAAGGAAGAATTGGTTGATGCTGGTAAAAAGAAAATAATAGAATATCAGACAAACATAAAGGATCTGAAAAAAGAGAATACATCTACCAAGGAAAAGATTGTTCACACTGACGTTGGCACATTCAAGTTCATAGCGACCAGCATAGGCGTACCATTGGATAAAGCAGTAAATTATTTCATATGGTCGATTATGGCAGTGTTTGATCCACTGGCTATAGCACTTATACTTGCGTTCAATACTATGGTTAAGGGAAAAGAGAAGCCACCGGCACCAAGTCATACACCAACTCCCACGCCTACACCAACTCCAACACTTACTCCTACTCCAAGTACAACACCGGAACCAACTCCGTCAGCTACTCCAGATCCAACGCCTACTAGTACTCCAACTTTAACACCGGAAATAATAGAAGAAAATTTTGAAGTTGAAATAGACGAATATGAGATGGAATTAAAAAACAGGGCTCAAATAGAGCAACCAACTCCAGCACCATCTGAAATATTAAGAGACTATGAACATTTTAGTCGCCCACAACCATAAATTGTTTTATTATAATTTGACAAAATAAAATAATAGAATATATATGTGATTGAAATCATTCACATAGCATGAGTTACAAAATCATTAAGGACAAAAACTTCCTAAGAAAGCCAACAACACCAGTTGCTTCGGTAGAAGAAGGACAAGAAATAGCCAACAAGCTAATTGAAACTCTGGAAAGTCTTCCGCAAGGTGGCGTGGGACTATCAGCCAATCAAATAGGAATATCAAAAAGCGTGTCTGTTGTTAGAGCTAGAAAAGATGGTTCTCCTTTGATACTGATGAACCCAGTTATTACAGAAGCAAGTACCGAAAAAGTTATTTATCTGGAAGGATGTCTTAGTTTACCTGGTAAATCGGGAAATACTATGAGAAGCATGAAAGTGACGGTTACTACACTGAATCACGCCAATCCGCTACCATTCGGCCCAGATACAGAGCCACCAACTAAAGATAGCGTATATGAAGATTATGGCATACTTGAGTGCGTTTGTGTTCAGCACGAAATTGACCATCTGAATGGAAGGCTTATTACGGACGATGGTATTAGATTCTCCAAGCCAGTGGAAAAAAAGGTTAAACACGGAAGAAATGATAAAGTTATGGTAGAAAAAAATGGAGATACTCAATATATAAAATACAAGAAAGCTTTAGAACTTGTACAAGAAGGATGGAAAATACTATGAGCATTGACCCAGATAACCTAGAAGAAGTAAAAGAAATATTGGAATATGCCCTTGACAGCCGTAGCTGGCCGTCAGTTGAAGAGGCGCTTTCCATACTAAAAGAAGAGCTTGGTTATGAAGCGGATGATGGTGATTACGAAGAAGACGAAGAAGACGATAGGTAAAATTTATGTGGATAATTACAACATTAATGGTTATATTTTTTATATCAACGTGCGCTTTTGCGTATGCTTGCTATAATATGCTCAAGAAAATAGAGGTCTATGAAGATTGGTTGGAAATGTTTCGCACAGAAGTGAAAGATGTTCATACCAGAATAAAAGCCGTAGACGATAGGAATTTATTTGAAAAAGACGATGATGTAGGATTTGTGTTTTCAGAAATAGTAAAAATCATAAAAGAATTTGACGAAAAAATAAAATAATATGAAGAAAAAGAAGAAGATCTTGAAAAAGACAAAAAAATCAAAGATTTCTAACAAGAAAAAGAAAATTCATAAGGTCATAAAAAAACAGAAAAAAGAAAGAAAGATAAAATCTGTAATAACAACGGTTGATCCTGTTATAGAAACAATCAAGCGTCCACGTGGTAGACCAAAGGGAGCGAAAAACAAGAAAGCGGACAACTCTTCTTCAAAAAGTTCAAACGTATATTTTACTCCAGAAACAGAAGCCGCCATCATTGCATATAATAAAAGTGAAGATCCACGTGAGAAAGATCGTATCTATAACGATCATATCCAGCAAGCATTTTTTAAGATAGCAGAGAACGTTTATAACACGTTTAAGTTCAGCTATGCTGATGTCAGCCCTCTTGAGATACAAAAGCAGGCTATATCGCATATGGTGGCGAATATAGACAAGTATGAACCAGGCAAGGGAAAAGCATTTAGCTATTTTAGCATCGTTGCCAAGAACTGGTTTATTTTAGACAATAACACCACATATAAGCGTTTTAAAAAGCACGTTGAAATATGTGAGCAGGTTGGTGATTCTGGAGAGTTTATTATTGAACCAGAGCACGAAAAACAAGAAAGTGAAACTCGTGAGTTTATAACTCTTATGGTAGATTACTGGGATAAAAATGTACATAAGATGTTTAACAAAGAAAAAGATCTTAAAATTGCACATGCTGTCATAGAAATCTTTAGAAATGCAGATAGAATCGACGTTTATAATAAAAAGGCACTTTATTTGTATATACGAGAGATCGCTGACTGCCAGACCCAAAAGATAACGAAGGTAATTAATAAGATGAAATCTACCCAAAGAAACATAGCCGAAGAATATCTAAATAGGGGCACTATTAGTGGGGTCAAGGCTTAAATATATATTATAAAGACTATTTATAGTCATGGATAACGACATAGAGATATTCAAAGGAAAAAGCTTCTCTGATCTTTGCAAAGACATTGTAAAGAACAGTGAGGAAAAAAAGAACCAGATAGATATCTTGGTAACAGATCTTCGTGAAATGATCAAAACTATCAACGATGCCACGATGATAGTTCCGTTATTGAAAGAATACTTCGATGTTGGTGTAAGAAATGATGAGCAACTTATCAAACTCGCCGCTATCATACAAAGATTGATGGTAAACAAAGGTGCCGGCGAGGAAGGTGGAGCAATGATGTTAACAGAAGATGAGCGCAAGCAGCTGATGAATACTATAGAAGAAACTGCCAAAGCTATCAAACCGCCTGATATAGAAAAGAAAAGCAAATAACATATGGCTTACGAAATCACTGAGAAACGCGGAGAACAGAATGTAAAGCAGGATGATACGTTGGCATCTAAACGTTTCGTCATAGAAAGAAAACCAGATAGCGTTTACTTCTATGAATTTGAAGAAGCTGTTGTGTTAGATGTTATACTTGACGAAAATCATCCTGAAATCAAGGATTCAAAGCTTGATCCGACCGATTGGCCACCAAACATAGATGGAAGCGAACCAACAGGAACGGATAAAAATTACTCTTGGATAGGAAGAATACGTTTTAGATTCTTGAACAGCGAGGTAAATGTTGAAAAAGAAGTGCTTAATTGGGCATTTCCTATGGAAAATACAGGTGTTGTAGAATATCCGTTGATGAACGAGATAGTCGTAGTTGGAAAATATATGGATCAGTATTTCTATACTAGAAAACTGAACACAAACTCTACGGTAAATTCCAACGCAATGTTTTCTGCCGAAAGAAATGCTGGCTTGGTAGAAAAAAATCAAAACATATACGATCAAAGTGATGACAAAAAATATATTGGACCTGAATCCAAGATGAATTTTGGTGGAGGACCGGAGTACACAGGAATTCTTGGAAATTATTTCAAGTTTAATTCAAAGATTCGGATGTTGAAACCATATGAAGGAGATACAATTCTTCAATCTCGGTTTGGATCTTCTATAAGATTTGGCGCATATGATTCAAATCGAGGAAATGATAATGGTCTTGGAGAATATTCCGATCACGGTGGAAATCCGATGATTTTAATAAGAAACAGACAAGCTCCGGTAAAAAATCCACAAGGTTTTACTGGAAAAGGATATACTTCCGAGGACATCAATAAAGATGGATCATCAGTTCATATTACTTCTGGAAAAACAATATCTTCTTTTGTTCCCACCACCACGACGGGGATGATAAATGTAACTAAAGGAATACCTTTTCCGAAGCTTGATGGAGATCAAGTAGTGGTCAATAGCGATAGGCTAGTATTTTCTTCAAAAGCTAACGAGATGCTGTTTTATTCCAAAAAAACAATTGGTATGACGACAGATCAAGTGTTGAGCTTGAATTCATATGGTAATACCACCATAACATCAAACAAAGGTATACTTACTCTAAACGCTCCAAAGATATATCTGAATTTTAATACAGAAGGAGCAAATGACCAACCAGCCTTGTTGGGAAGAACTACCGTATTGTGGATGTATGCCCTTTGTGATTGGATGTTGTTGAATGTAAACACCCAAATACAAACGCTTACCGCTTTGATTTCTCACTTTCATATCACAAAACTTGGACCAACTACACCTCCAATGCCACCCGCTATGGCTATGTGGGCAGAGCAAATGCAATCGCTATATGCTTCACAAACGAGTTTGTTGGCACTTCGTTCTCAGTTAAGTTCATTGATGAGCAGTAGAGTATTCTTGGGAGGATAATATTATGAGCGGAATTCCTATAATATCAGCACCATCTGTCTCTGTATCCGCGCCTTCGATGGCAGCTTCATCTATATCAACATCTCCTATAAGTGTAGGCGTATCTGCTCCAAAATTTCTAACATCCACTGCTCCAGATCTATCGTTAAAATCCATATCCGCGCCAACGGTAAGTATAAATTCTGCTATAACAAATCCAAGCAGTTTAAGCTTAAGTGGAGTTGGTTCTAGTTTGGGAGTGCCAACGAGTATAGGAGGAGCCGTAGCTGCTTCTGGCATTCCAACTTCACTACCTCCTCCGGGTCAAGCATTAAACACGTTAAGTCAGGGGTTAGGAATAAATGTACCAACTACGGCAAATATAACTCAGGCATTCAGCGGAACAGTTTCTAGTATGTTACCGGCTGGTGGACTTGGCTTAAAAAATTTAGAATTTCCAAAAATGCCACAATTTCCAGGAGCGGACAAAATTGGAATTACGCTCGGCGCCGGGAAACAGTTTGTGACTGAACAGGTAACTAAGTTTCAAACGATTGTTCCACCATTTGCACCAGGATTAAAAATAAATATGGGTATGGCAGCAGCTGCGCTTTCCGTGATAAAGGCTGCTATGTCGGCAAATCCTAGTGAGCTTTTGAAACACTTGTTAAGTAGCGTAGTGGACGATCTAAAATCTCAGGCAATTGGCGAACTCAAAACTGCAATAGATTCTACCGGTGCAAATAATTTACAGAACCAAGTAAGCGGAGTCGTGGATGGAGCCAAAAGTTCATTTACAGACCAATTTAACAGAGACAATCCTCCACAAACAATAACTAACGAGGATGGTGAAACAACGACCATACCAGCACCAACACCGGATTTGTCATCGTTTCCTAAAGTTGATATACTACCAAAATCTGGTGAAGGTATATTAAGTCAAACAAATGTAAATACTTCACAGTTTTCAAGTACGGCTGGATCTAATATGAAAGCATTTACCTTTCCACCAAACAGCTAATTATTAAAAATACTATATATTTATATAAAGGATCATATATATGAAAAAGAACGAACTAGTTGAAATTATAAGAACTCTAGTAAAAGAGGAAGTCCATAACGCCCTTCCACAGCTATTAATGGAAGTTTTGGCAGAAAAGATGACGGAGAACTCCGCTGCAATATTGGAATCAAAGAGCCAGCCATCTGCTCCAGCAAGGAAGCCAAGTGTTAGCGTTCAGCTTGAAGAGCCAATTAAGAAGCAACCTACACAGGCTCCGAAGATGTTTACAAAGAATCCTATACTAAATCAGATATTAAACGAAACCGTTGGCGGCGTGCCACAGGAACAAGCTGCACCTTCTGCAATTGATACAATCCAAACTCTTCCAAAGGAAGTATTGAATGAAAACAAAGAAGTTGCCGCCGTTGCAAATGCATTGACCAGAGACTATTCAAAGCTTTTAAAAGCAGTAGATGCCAAAGCTAAAGCTAAACGTCCAGTATAATGGCAAACAACACACAGACTTATGGTATAGTTATTCCCATATCACATGGGCCACAAGGATTTTTTAACCAAAGTTACAGTGTGGTTGAGCAGGTAAAGTCAAATTTGAATATGCTTCTTAGAACGCGAAAAGGAGAGCGCAGAATGAATCCTGATTTTGGCTCTGGTCTTTGGAGTGTTCTTTTTGAAAACTACAACGAAGACATTACGCCATTGATAGAAAACACAATCAGACAAGATATAAATCGCTGGATGAACTATGTAAGCGTCAAAGATGTTCAAATAGACACCGCCAGTGAGCAAGTTAATAACAAAATTGGAGTAAAAGTTTTGTTTACTGTTCCAAATGCTGGCGTGACTCAAATACAAACTTTAGAAGTAGTAATGAACACTGGTAAGATATGATACTAGACACCCCAAAATCATTTCAGCCCGACAAAAAAGATATCAAATATCTTAATAAGGATTTTACTCAATTGAAGGATTCCTTAATGGAATTCGCCAAGACATATTATCCAAGTACATACAGGGATTTTAGCGAAACGTCACCAGGTATGATGTTCATAGAAATGGCGGCATATGTTGGCGATGTACTATCATACTATATCGATTATCAATTTAAAGAATCGATGCTTGTAAATTCGGAATAACGCAAGAACATCATTGATGCCGCCAAATCGATGGGATATAAAGCAAAGACAACAACTCCAGCCGTTACAAAACTCGACGTTTATCAGCTTGTGCCATCAAAATTAAATCCTGATGGGGAAATTGTTCCAGATTTGAATTATTGCCAAATAATAAAGCCAGGTATGGCGACTACCAGCGATAGTGGAATAAGCTTTATCACAAATGCTCCAGTTGATTTCACAGTTGACACCAAGAATGATCCATTAGAAGTATCTGTATTCCAACGCAATGCCGCCGGACAGCCCGAGTTCTTTGTTCTTAAAAAGACCGTTGATGCTTTCTCTGGTCAAATAGTTACAAAAACAGTATCCGTGGCAAGTCCTATTCCATTCTTCAAAGTATATCTGGATGACACCAACGTGATAGAAGTATTGGATGTATATGACGCAGATGGCAATCGTTGGTATGAAACAGAGTATCTTGCACAAGATCTTGTACCAATTGACTACGAAAACATATACAAAAACGATATTACACTATCAGCATACAGAGATACCACTCCGTTCTTGCTGAGATATCTTCGTACATCAAAGAGATTCGTGACTGGTGTGGATGCGGACAATACTTCTTTCTTGGAATTTGGTTCAGGTACCAGCATCAAAGACGATGAACTAGTTGTACCAAACGCATTTACTGTAAACAGACCGACCACATTCAGAGCAGAGAATATTTCATACGATCCATCCAATTTCTTATCATCAAAAGCATTCGGACAAGCTCCAGCAAATACTACATTGACTATTAGATATGTCGTTGGTGGAGGAATCACCAGCAATGTTGGGGCAAATACCATCAAGAATGTAAGTTCAGTTGAGTTCTTTGGAGATCTTACTGCGATGGGGGCATTAGAATTTAACCTTACAAATCTCGTGCGCCGGTCTGTAAAAGTAAACAATCCAACGCCTGCCGCTGGCGGAAAGGCTGCGGAAACAAACGACGAAATTAGAAATAACGCCCTAGCAAACTTCGCATCACAGAACAGAGCAGTTACACAAAAGGATTATGTTGTCCGTGCATTTGGTATGCCATCCAAGTATGGTTCAATAGCAAAGGCATATGCTGTAACAGATACTCAGTTGGATATGGCAAATATTCAAGCTGTTCCATCTCCAATACAAAGTGGAAGCGCATCGCCAGGTACTGTAAACACAGTAAACCCAGACAAAAACAACCCTTTTGCCATAAATCTATATGTATTGTGCTACGATAGCGAACAAAGACTCATATCCTCTAACGAAGCTATACGCCAAAACTTAAAGAGCTATTTAAATCAATATCGTATGTTGACAGATAGCGTAAATATACTTGATGGATATATCATCAATGTTGGAGTGGACTTTACCATTGTAACATATAAAAACTATAATAAGCGCGAAGTTCTGGCAAATTGTATAACACTAGTTCAAAGATATTTTGATATCAATAATGCTCAGTTCTGCCAGCCTATTAACCTTAGCCGCCTTGAACTTGAAATAGCAAAAGTTGACGGTGTACAGTCTGTCAGCAAGTTGAAAATTAAGAACCTGACATTGAAAGATGGAGACTATTCTCCATACGAGTATAACATAGAAAAGGCTACCGTCGATAAGGTAGTATATCCATCTATCGACCCAAGCGTATTTGAAGTAAGATTCCCAAGTAAAGATATAGTAGGCAGAGTGGCATAAATATAGACGAAATATCTGTCTGGCGTTTATATTTATAATGTAAAGACATCTATAAATGCACTACTTTTTATATCCAACAAAAGACACGTTTATATCCAATCTGCCAGCCCTTGTAGCCAAGAATGTGGGGTTGGACGAGTTGTTGGAAGTTGAAAAGCGAGTATCAGGCCAAAGCTGCTCAAGCGTTTCAACAATCAACATATTAGAATCATATACCAGTTCGAGTATAGAACTGTTAGATGGTTTAAAATCAGCATCATTTGATTCTGGGTCAACTGATCCAAGAGTTGTATCAAGTTCATATGTTCTAGTATCCGGTCCTTCAACCTTGGGTGCAGTATTATCTAGAGCATTGTTGCATTTTGACTTTACAATGATTTCTCAGTCCATTGTAAGTGGAGAAATAGCAAATCCTACATTTTACCTGAATCTCAAAATATGCGAATCCAAAGAAGTACCAACTCGCTACGCTTTAGCGGCATATCCGGTATCACAGTCTTGGGATATGGGAACTGGATACAAATATGATGGCGCGTCTTTCTCTGATGGAGCAACTTGGAAGTTTTATGACTCTAACCAAAGTCAAAAGTGGTGGAATACTGGATCTCTGACAGATTGTTCCGGAGGAGGAACTTGGTGGATAGACAGTGCAACAGTTGTTTCTGGAGCAGGATATTCGCAAGTGCCAAACATTGGTCAATACAATTCGTACCCAGATTGCCCAGTTTGTAATTATGAACCACCTGGTTCTGGATCTGGAATAGTCTCAACTGGATCATACGCTTGCTTCCAATATTTTGATTATCAGACTTCTGATGTCAGGATGAACGTAACTCCTATAGTAAACGCTTGGTTGACACAGACAATTCCAAACGAAGGTTTCATCTTGATGCACAGCGATGAAACAAGTTCCGTTGATTACGGAGCGTTGAAGTTCTTCAGTAAAGAAACCAACACAATATATTCTCCATATATCGATGTTTGCTGGTGCGATGCTACATTGGACACGGGAAGCGCCGATCCTATTCAACTTAGAGATGCGGTCGTTAATATGAAGAATATGTCCAAAGAATATAAATTTGGATCAATAATTCGTATGGACGTGGCGGCAAGAAAGAGATACCCAGTAAAGACATTTACCAACAAGTTCTCTGATTATACTGCTCCATATTATATGCCTTCTTCCAGTTTCTATCAGATCAAGGACGCCGAAAGTGAAGAGACCATATTGCCATATGACGACTTTACTCGTTTGAGTTGTGATTCAAATGGAAACTATTTTATGCTGGATACGTCCGGTCTTCCTTCCGAAAGATATTACAAGGTTGAAATTCGTTCCGAACAAAGCGGATCGATAATGACTTTTTCGATTCCAACCACATTTAAGATTTCGAGATGAACGCCAACCCAAATTTAAATGGATACAATCAAATCGATATCGAAACTTTATTTAAAAGTGGTTCGATTGTTCCAAATATAGACGATTATTCAAATCTAATAATTCAAAACATAGGAAACCAACTGTTCAGTTCTTCCATATCAATTGAATTAAGCAATCTTGTGTATATTCCAACAAAAGTTGAAACAAAAATAGATCCTATATTTTACCAGATATGAGCCTGTCTGACATCAAATTTATTCAAACGTCAACCTCGTCATTGAGCTATGGATCAATGTTGACACAAGAAGATTTGGATTTCTATACAGAGGGCATAGTTTCAAGAAACTTTCCTTTTGGTAAATCGGAAAAAGATTATGTAAAGCTTGAAGTATATAATTTAGACCAAACATTCATAACTTCCTCGTTGTTTTATTCCGAGGGAAAATATGCTTCATATACAAAATCTTTTTATGATGTTTTAAATCAATATAACGAATACGCATACAAGGAATATCAAGGAGACTTTGTAATTCTTGGAACAGAAACCCAATCATTGTTTTTTGATGTCTACAGACATTTGAACGCTTTGAATATCCAAGATGGAAACTACAAGTTGTATCTGGAACTTGGTAGAAATATTGTTGGAAATGAAGATCTTAAGGAACAGGCTTTATTAATAAATTTGATTTCGAGTGACAGACGTGAGTTGGGAGTTATTCCAAAGACATTAAAAGGAACTTCTTCGGAGATAAATACAGATTTTGAAATATTTTCAAATGGAAAAATACCTGTAAAAGAAATTGCGGCGGATCTCATATTTGAAATTTCAAAGCCCGAGATATACAAGATATATGGCAGAGCGGCTCTGAATAATCCAACAGGGTCCAATGCTCTTAAATTCAATTATAGCTTCAAGACAGATGTTGATGCCATTTGCTTTCTCACTGACATATATTACGGAGTAAGCAAGGGAAATTACAGGGCAAGTGGACAAATAGCCGCCAATGATATTCTGGGCATATACGATCAATTCAAGAATTGGCTGTATCAGAATTATAACACAGGAAAAACGTTCCAAGAAATAAAAGATTATTACTATAGCCTTTTCCTTTATGTAGCGGATGTCGAGCTTAATAGAATTACAAACACCAAACCAACAGATTATTCGAGTGTAATAGAATTTTTACAAACAATATTCTATAACAGCATATTCTATCCTTATATTTTCAAGATAGAAGAAAAGCACAATATAGATTTGTCGGGATATTTCAGATACTATTTGAACTTCTCAAATGGAAAAAAAATATCCATCATAAATAGAAAAGTTTTGCCTTCGTCTGATCCAAAATTCTACGACAGTCTGGCTCTTAAGTTGCTTGAGCCTATTCCAAACGATATAGCCGTTGGAACAGACGTTTGGATTACCTGTGATTTTGGATTTTCGCCAATTGTTCAAAACACATACTATTATACCATACCAGTAATCAACACCATCAAATTGCGCGGCCCAAACTTTTTGATCAAGTTGGAAAATGAAGGAAATTCTACCGAAGCTCTTTCTATGGAACAGCTGCTTGGTGAAACCGGCAGCTTGTATAATGAACTATCATCAAAAATACTTGCGAAGAACGAACAGTTTGTTGATACAACAGACTATAGAAGCTTTGAAAACTTTGTCAATTTCTCTTCGGCGGATATTCGCTTACAGGCATTTGCCAGCAAGAGGGATCAGATAAATAAATTGTATATTGAGATTGATACAATAAACCAAAAGCTTATAGCAAATCCTAGCGATACATTCTATCTCAAGCAGAAGTCTGATGCCAACTCCGAAATAGATCGTTTGGAAGCAAGTATGGATGGCTATGAAAGATTCTTGTATAACAATCCTGCTTGGTATGACCAGCATACACAAGAATTCAACGGAACAACTTCGGCATCATTATATGATAAGAGCAACGGAGGATCGTTAATAAACAATCTTCCACAGTTTATGATATATGACTCGGATGCAAATGCCGATTATATCAAATTCGTCGGAATGGTAGGTCATTTCTTTGACAACATTTCATTAGCGGCAAAACAATATACTGAAAAAAACAATTACTCAAGTTCTCCAAACGATGGTATATCGATGGACGTAGTAAGCAGTATGCTGACTTCTCTTGGGTGGGATGTTGAAATATCAAAAGATAATTTGCCATTCCTATTGTCATCTTTCTCCCAAGAAGACTTTGATCCAGATTCTCCACTTTATACCAAGACCAGACAGCTGTCCGAAGAAGAAAGAAACAAGATCATTTGGAAGAGAATACTCAACACGCTTCCTTACATATACAAAACAAAAGGAACCGAAGCTTCACTTAATGCGCTTATTTCCTGCTTCGGCGTGCCTAAAAATATAATAAAAATAAAAGAATATGGCGGCATTCAAAATGTCAGTGATCTTACAGACAAGTCGCTATACATAATCGAAGATGTGAAATACGAACCATACTTCAGTGGAAGTGGCGAATATTTTAGATTGAATTGGACAGGTAGCGCCAAGACTCTTGAGTTTAATTTAAGATTTGACACAACAAAAACTCACGAAGACGGCAAAGTTTTCAGATTGGTGAACTGCTCTGATGTATGGGCGCTTGGAGTAGTTCGTGAAAAAGGAAAAGATTGGGGATCATTCTTCTTCAGTGTTGACGATGGTGCGGGATCGGTAAAAACATCAATAACTTCCAGAGCACCACTATTTGATGGCAACTCATACAGAGTTATGCTTAGAAGAAATGATGTAGACCCAGTATTCAACGCCAATATATCATTGAATCAATATCCTACCAGATATGACCTGGTTCTTCAAAAATCAGAAGACGAAAGAATAACTTTCATAGCCACTTCCAGCATATTCTTGAGTGGAAGCTACAACAACTCATTTGAGTCAGGTTCACATCTTTATATTGGAAATTATAGCCAGAGCACAGCATCTTTGAATATAGACCCAGAGGCATTCTTTGGAAACATTGATGATATTAGAATATGGGAATCTCCGTTGTCAACTGAAAGATTTAACGCACATACTCTGAACAGAAGTGCATATGATTTGGAAACCCCAAATCAAATGATTGCGGATAATTTGTTCAGAATATCGTTTGAAAGACCAGTTGATTTATATGAGCCTCCATCTTATCAGGTTACTTTAAACAACCTCGCTTTCAGACACGACTTTCCAACATTCTTGGCAGTCAATTTTCCACAGGCAAACTCTCCAATTGAACAGACTACATATTGCGATCCTTCTGAAGGACCAACATTCCCATATCAATTCTCTAGAAAAGATGTGCGTATGACAATGAACCTGCCGGATTATGGATCCAACAAGTTCAGAAGCAACAAGATAAATTATATCCAACAAGAACTTTCTGGAGATTTGTCGTCTGATACCAGATCATCATATATGATGAGCGAATTGATCAGTGTCGATGCAAACAAACTTGGTATATTCTTCTCGCCATCTGAAATACAAAACACCGAAATCATAAAATTCTTTGGTGAATTTCCTCTTGGCGATTTGATCGGTGATCCTGCCAGCGTATACTCGCGTTCATACGAAAAATTTGAACGCTTCAAACAGATATATTACAAGCAGGGATTTGGAAACATAGATTTCACTTTCTTCATGAACATCATCCGCTTTTATTTCGACAAAGCGATGTTCAAATATATCAGAGGAATAATACCGGCCAGAGCAAAACTGGTTGATGGAATACTCATAGAACCAACCATACTTGAAAGACCAAAGTTGGAAATGAAACCTTTGGTGAAAGAAGATGTTGGTCAAAGAACAGGAATTGTTGACGCTGCCAAAACAGTTGCATCCACCAAAGATCCAAACAAAGTTGCCAGATTGTTTATAGACAAGCGCGGAACCGAAACATATTCTGATGTAAATCAGGTATTCTTCCCAATAGAGGATGATATTTTTGGGTTCAAGGTATATGCAGCGGACGGAATAAGATATTACCAAGATGAATATTATCGAGCCGATGTCATCAAGTATCAGAAGAAATACCAGATAACACAAAGATATGTTGATCCATATTCGCAGTTGACAGAAAACGAAATTATAAATGACTTCGGTGGAAAAACAGAAACGATAACTAGATCATATTACAAAGTGAATATGATAAAGCTGCCGATATCGGACAGATATCCGATGACAGCTTCATTTAATACTTCATTACCAATTAATACATATTTTAGCGGAAACTTGTATTTTGATGCTGGACTGCGTGGTTGGCAGACTTATACAACGTCAAATCCTCACAATATAGACGGGTTGATGTCTGGTTCTCTTGCCGGTTTGGATACTTTACAAGATCCAAATGCTATATTCTTCCAACAAGGAAATGTGTTTAATCCTGGTCTAAGAATATCCGGTAGCATGATTGGAAATGGTCAGAATGTAACATATGATGGATATTTTGATGTA